CTTGTTTGATAGCACACCACCAATAGTAAGTTTGGCTCGCTACGATGTTCAAATACTCGGCAGCATGAGTCAAGCCACTCAGTGTGGTCGGGCTTTAACTGACAAGCAAGCAGACTTGGCAGTCAAGATAGTGCTCAAGTATCGCAAGCAATTGGAACGACAGGATATAGATGTCTCACCAGTTGAGACACCTAAATTTAGATTAGGCATCAGGCAAATAGATCGTCGTAGGATGCTTGGCATTGAGGATACCAGTATCGTACTAAAGTTCCCTTATGATACCACACTAATCAATGACCTACGAGACCTAAGCAAGATTAGCCAAGGTCGTTGGCGATTTAATTCGGACAATCGTACTTGGGCACTGGCACTTACAGAAACCAATGTAGTAGCGGCCAATGGTTTTGCACAGAATCATCAATTTGAAATAGCACCCGAGTTTTCTAGATACATTCAGGCAGTAGAATCCTGCGAACAACTGCCGTATTGTATTGAACTAGTTAAACAAGATGATCAACTCATAATTACCAATGCAGCCCGTTCCTTGCTAGAATCCGTTACGGATTGGACGGATCTAGATAGACTAGTTGATCAATCTGCAGTTTATGGGTACACGGTAGATGAATTATTACAAGTAGATGTTGCTACAAAATACGGGCCGCGTATTCTAAATTTAATGACTGCTCAGGAGACCAAGTTTGCACCTACCAGTGATGAATCAATTTATTCTGATGTGATAAAATACGCTGACATCACCAACAGGTATCCCGTCTATGTGTATGAACCCGACATGAGTGAAAGGTTGTTAAAGAATTTTGTCGGCCAATTTGACACAGACGATGTACATCAAGCAAACACTTTAAAAGCCAATACATCTGTTGCCGACAAAAAAGTTGTATATTTTAACAAGTTTACTGCTCGTTGGGATCAACCTATACCGTTATTGATTAGTGGCCAAGGTATGATGCATGGCGGCGAAAAAACTATATTAATTCAACAGGCAGAGAAGGTTGTTTACTTTGCTACAGAAGTGTATAATGTTTATACCAAAGGCCACAAATAAATATGGAGTTTTCAAAAAATTTTATAAAAAATGATTTTGATCATGTTACTATACAACCTGATTTACATGGAATAACTGTCAACCAAATAAGAAACAATAGATTAAAACAATATTATAAAAACAAAATTGATCAGCATGTAAAAGACAAGATTGTAATTGATTTAGGATCTGGTTCCGGTATTCTAAGTTATATGGCAATTTTAGGTGGAGCTAAAAAAGTAATTGCTATAGAAAAAGATAAATTTGTAAGTGGGTTTTTAAAACATTCAATAAAAAAATTAGGATGGGACAATAAGATTGTTGTTGTAAATAAAGATTTTTTACATGATGACATTTCACAATATCTCAATGAGGCAGATGTTTGTATAGGCGAGTTTATCACTTCTAGTTTTACTAACAATATTTTTCCAATTATACTCAAAAGAATAAAAGAAAATTTTCCAAAACTTAAAATTATTCCAGAACAAATAAGTTATCAAGTAAATATTATAGAAAATAAATTTTTACGTGAATATTCAAAATGGGGATATACTGATGAATTAAATTTGATATTTGATCAAATTTATTTAGAACTAACAGTAATTGAGCCTGTTAAGATCAGAAACGTAAGCTATGATGATCACTGCGTTTTTGATTCATATTCTGCGATTGAATATAATTTTGAAACAAACTCAGTTGCAAACAATAATATTTCATTGCCTAAAATAAAAACAAACAAATGGCTAGAAATATATTGGCATTTAAATATGGAGATCTATGATGATTATTGGCAAAAAGAGTACATACCACTATACCTAAAATTTTTTAATAATGTAGATGAAATCCAACTAGTGCCACAACACTATGTGCATAAAATTCAAAAAGTCAGCTAGCGACAATGCATTATAATGAAAAAAAATTTGATTATTCTGTAGTAAATCTATATAATTGTGAACATTAAAATGAAGGCCAAGTTATTAATCAAAGATGAGGTCAATGTAAAAATTGAAGGCCTCGAACTTAATACAAGAACAGCCTTGGTTAAAAGATACAAATACGAAATACCCGGTGCTAGATATCAGCCTAGTGTCAGACTTGGTCGTTGGGATGGAAAAGTTCCATTCTTTAATCTTGGCGGCACCACTTACATCAACTTGCTGCCAGAGATACTTCCGTATTTAGACGAGCAAGGATATGATGTTGAGGTACAAGACGCTAGAAACTATTGCACTACATTTGAATTTGCTACGGTGGACGAGAACACTTATCAACACAAACATTGGCCAAAAAATCATCCAAAAGCTGGCGAGCCAATAGTGCTTAGAGATTATCAACCAGAAATTATTAATCGCTTTTTGTCCAATCCACAGTGCGTACAAGAAGTAGCAACAGGTGCAGGTAAAACTATCATTACAGCGGCACTTGCAGATGCAGTTAGTCAATATGGGCGTACAATTGTAATTGTACCTAATAAAAGTCTAGTGACTCAAACCGAAGATGACTTTGTTAATCTAGAACTAGACACAGGTGTATATTTTGGCGATCGTAAAGAATACAATCGCACACATACTATATGCACATGGCAAAGCTTAAACAACTTGTTAAAGACGACTAAGAATGCCGAAGCAGAAATTACCATTGGCGAGTTTTTAGAAGGTGTAGTTGCAGTTATAGTAGATGAAGTGCATCAAGCAAAAGCCGATGCACTGAAAGCGTTATTAAGCGGACCATTTGCACAAGTGCCTATACGATGGGGATTAACCGGTACTATACCCAAAGAGGATTACGCTAGGCAAAGTATTAACTGCATGCTAGGTCCAGTGGTAGGACAACTAAGTGCTAGCGAACTGCAAGAAGCCGGCCACTTAGCACAATGCCATGTGAATGTTGTACAACTAGTGGATCATAAAGAATACACAAACTATCAAAGTGAATTAAAATACCTAATAGAAACTGCTGAAAGACTAGACTATATTGGTTGTTTGATAAGTACTATTGTTGATTCGGGCAACACACTTATTCTAGTAGATAGAATTAGCGCAGGGCGAGCATTAGCCGATCGACTGCCCGGAAGTGTGTTTGTGTCTGGAGCAACCAAAGCCGGAGAGCGTAAAGAACACTATGACGAAGTGGCGGAAGCGACAGGAAAAATCATCATCGCTACTTACGGCGTTGCTGCTGTTGGTATCAATATTCCCCGCATTTTTAATCTTGTTTTACTTGAGCCTGGTAAATCTTTTGTTAGAGTTATACAAAGTATCGGACGCGGTATTCGTAAAGCTGCGGATAAAGATTTTGTTCAGATCTGGGACATAACAAGCACCTGCAAGTTCGCTAAAAGACATTTAACAAAAAGAAAACAATTCTATAAAGATGCTTCGTACCCTTTTACTGTGGAAAAGGCAGAATGGATATGACCTTTAGAATAGAAGATCGTGGCAATGGCGTTAAATGGGTGCAGATAGACAGACCAGATATGCATGAAATATCTCAATGGTGTAGAGATACTGGTTGTGGTAAGCAAGTTAATTTTAAACAAATAAGTTTTAGGAACGAAGCTGAACTAACGATGTTCCTAATGAGATGGCAAGGAGAAAAAAATTAGAATTTTGACCCTCGAGAACGTTGCATATGAATTGAACGACATTCCTGATGAAGTAGAAGATCTTAGGTTTGCTGTATTAGATAATTCAGACCCAAGAACGCCGGACTATTTTTATATTCCATTAATTTTTCTAGAGAGTTTTAATAGTCCGGCACTGGTGTTACGCATTGGGGATAGTGTAGTAAAGATGCCAGTTGATTGGCATGTACTAATTGGCGAGCCTGATCTTGGAGATTTAGAAGTGGTACCATTGACTAGTATCAACGATCGTGGATTTAGTGTGTTTTGTTTTAATCCTATTTCAAGCTTTAAACCAGAATTCCAACAAATAGAAATTATAGATATCTATCAAGATGTGAAATGGTATTTTCCTAAATTAAAACCTGGACAATTGCTAGCAGTACCTTTGACCACAGGCGAACAGGAACCGTTGTGTGCGTACTTCGTAAAAGATATATCAAGACAGAGTGAGGTGATCGATTACAGTCGTTGCTGGTGATCAGGCCATATATCTTCTGCCGGTAAAAGGATCCACCTGTATTCTTTTACCTTTTTTAGACTGAGCCACTTTTTGTTTGTGTTCTTCAGTTTGCGGTCCTCTTGGAATGCCTTTTTGTGCTGCACTTATTTTTTGTTTTGTTTCCAATGAACATGGTTTCTTAGTAATACCTATTTGAGATTTGCTGATGTTTTCTCTCCATTCTGGAGTAAAAGTTCTTTGTTTTCCAATTTTTGATTGTGAAATTTTTTTCTTAGATTCTTCTGTGTGTTTATAACCAGATCTTCCTTTTTTAGATTCTGCCACGGCAGTCCTTACACTTTCGTAAGTTCTTGAGGAAATTTTACATCTATTATGCGTCCTACTAGAAAACATCATACGCATAGCAGCACAAGCCATTTTAGATTTAGCATCGCCATTAGTCATTCTTACTAATAGTAAATGACATATTAAATGTTCTTTAGCGGTAAGCACAGCAATGTTTTCTTTTTTATTATTTCCGCCAAGACTTTTTGGTAATATATGATGTTTTTCAACATAAGTATTTGGTAATAAATTTCTTGTTTGTGAATTAGCAATAATGCTATAATACCATTTGGAATATTTGTTTGATTTAAACATATAAATATTTATGACAACTATACAAAATGTTGGTAGATTAGAACCTGGCGTGGGTTACATATACGAACGAGCCGATGGTGTTGTATATGCTAGACGCATGGGAGATCCACCTGACCAAAGATTTGAAATAGGTAGAGATTACGATAGGGACGAACTATTTAACAACCTGCAAGAAAATAAGTTATGGGGTGAAATTCATCGTGCAGCTCGAACAAATCCTGCTTTACAAGATGCTCTAGATCGTGTTAAACTAATACATGCACTTAGCCAACAAGATGACACTGTGCCACATCATCCAGTATGACAGATAAACTGAACATAGCTAACGAAATGCGAGCCTTTGATAACAAGGATCGTAATTTCTATCAGGACCTGACAGATGAAGAGCGTAAAAAATTTAGCAACTATCTAATGATTCGTTGGGGTAGTAGTGTGCAAGGCAGCGCAGAATTACAGCAATATTATTTGTTATCCTGCAATGAAAATTTAAATAAGCACTTTTTTGATCTAGCTCAACATCCTGAACTACAATGGTTGTCGGCTACTACAGTAAGTCCGGGCATGGGTACATTTAGGCATGACTGGATTAAACAAAAGAAACGCGAAGGAAGCAACACTAAACCAGTAAAGTTTTTAAGACAGTTGTATCCAGAATACAAAGAAGACGAATTAGAATTATTAGCGCGGATTAATACCTTAGATGATCTTAAACAACTAGCTAGAGAGCACGGCTGGGATGACCGAAGAATTAAAAACGAACTTTAAATGTAAATACTGTGAGCATGAGTTTAGAAAAGAAAGCACACTAGCAGCTCATTTGTGTGAGCCTAAACGACGTTGGCAGCAAGAATCAGAAACAGGAGTGCAATTTGGACTTAGAGCATATCTACAATTCTATGAAACTACACAAGGTAGCTCACGACTTAAAAGCTATACGGATTTCGTTGCAAGTCCGTATTACACAGCTTTTACTAAGTTCGGTAGACACTTGGTTGCTATTCGCTGTATTAATAGCACTAGCTACACAGCTTGGTTATTAAAGAATAATAAAAAAATTGATCATTGGTGCCGAGATAGTTTTTACGAAGAATGGTTAAGTGAATATATTAAAAAGGAAGCGGTCCAAGACGCACTTGAACGTGGATTACGAACCATGGAAGAGTATGCCGATGGAGATAGCGGCCTTGCTCATTATAGCCATTATTTCAAGTACGGCAATCATAATAGGATTTGTTTTCATATTACCACTGGTCGCATTAGTCCTTGGATCGTATACAATTGTGATAGCGGTGTTGAGTTTCTCGAATCTCTTTCTCAGGAGCATTTGGCCCTTGTTATTAATTGGATTGATCCTGATTACTGGCATCGTAAGTTTAAGGATTACGTAGCCGACGCGGAGTGGTGCCGACACGTATTGCAGGAAGCAAAACTATGAAATTTTCAAGTGACATTGACATTGATGTTAGTAATAGAGACTATGCACTTTCTGTATTAAAACACACCCCCGCAGCTATTATACGAGATGGAAAAATATCACGACACAACACCGGCGTTTATTTTACAGAGATACCCGTAGATCCTTTTACTGGTCAAGCCAGCTTAGACTATCAGCAGGCAGAAGCACTAGGTTACATCAAAGTAGATGTACTTAATGTAGGGTTATATCAACAAGTGCAATCTGAACAGCACTTGCAACAGTTAATGGATAAAGAACCTGCATGGGATAAATTGTATGACCCAGAATTTTGTGCTCAACTAATTCATATAGGCTCACATTATGATACGCTTATCAAAATGCCAGAAGCTGTAAATTCAATCGCAAGGCTTGCCATGTTTTTGGCTGTGATACGTCCTGCAAAGAGGCATTTAATCGGTCGGACTTGGCGAGAAGTTGCTGAAACTATCTGGGACAAACCCCAAGATGGCGGGTATGCGTACAAAAAGAGCCATGGTATTGCTTACGCAAATCTTGTAGCAGTTAACATGAATCTAATTAGCCAAGCTTTCGAACAAGTGTAATTGATCTTCGCTTGCTGCGTTTGGCAGCAATTTCTTTTAAGCTCACTTGCGGGCCAAATTTAATTTCCACATCTTTTGAATTCATTGTTTTAACCACTGATCGAAACGGTGACAAGTCTTCTTTAAGAAAAACATTAATAGGTATTAGTCTGTTGCTTTCCCACCACCATACTTCTGCTAGTTCCAAAAATTCCTGTTTTTGTTGTGTTGTTTTAAGTGCTCCAAAATCATAGATTGTAGTGATCACTTCATCTAGGTTTTGAATAACGCCTATGTATTCATTGCCACCATACACAAGATAAGTTAAAAACGGATATTTTTTAAGTAGTTGCTGGTAGTTGGGTTCGTCCATTTTTCAATAAATACAAGATAATGCAAATTCTAGCTTATTTATATCCGAACACAGTCACGGTCCAATTATGGGATCAGAGTATTTTCTCACCAAGGAACAGAGTCGTGTACAGTCGCCCCGTTAAAATTTACCAAGGTATTGACAACACCCTACAAGTTGTCACACTAAACCAAGATCAAAAACCAGTTGATTTAACTGGATACAGTTTAGAAGCCGAAATCCAAGATCCTCTGAACGAAATTACAGCTTACAGTTATGCAGTGGCATTTACAGATCAAGCCAAAGGACGCGGCACATTCACAGTTGCACAAGCAGATGTCAACAGCCTGGACCAAAGGTTTTACAAATTAACACTCAAAGCAGTTGAAACTGCTACCGGAGCAGAGCGTGTAGTCTATGTGGATGCTAACTGGACAGCGCCCATGGATCTTGAAGTGCTGCCTGCATACTATGCCGATACCAGCCCTGCACCTAATTTGAACGAAGTTGTGATTGACAGTGGATTATTACCATGACAGCAAATGTAAATGTAACAAAACTTTTATTCAGAAGAGGCAATACCGCTCAGAACGCCAACTATACTGGTATCAATGGTGAAATCACTGTGGATACACAGGCCAAGACCTTACGCATACATGATGGCGTCACAGCCGGTGGCAATATTATTACTGCTGCAC